ACAACCGGGCGTACCTCGAAGACTTGGAGAACGCAGACATGCAGACGGTCTACGATGCTGTCAATGCGATGCAGAACACCGCGTGGCAGATCAACCGCCCGGTGTATGAAGTCATGCGTACTTTGTGGGATAATCAATCCACCCTTGGAAACCTTCCCATGAGCGAAGACGAACCGCTCCCGGAGGCCCCCCTCTGGCTGGAGCCGGGGATGACCAAGGAAGACATGACCCCTGACCAGTTGGAGCAGTTCATGCGCTGGAAGGCGGAGCGGGCGGCGATCTACGAGACGAACGCGAAGGCGGTCTCGAAGCGCCTCCAGTTCTCCCGGATGCTTTGGGTGGCCGAGCGTTTCAAGGACGTGGAAGAGTTCTACTTCCCGTACCAGCTAGACTTCCGTGGCCGCGTCTACGCTGTCCCGTTGTTCCTCAACCCGCAGGGCAACGATGCCGCCCGTGGTCTCCTGACCTTCGCCAACACCGTACCGATCACCGACCAGGACGGTGCTGACTGGCTGGCAATCCACGGTGCAAGCCTGTGGGGCGTGGACAAGGTGGGGCTACAAGAGCGGGTCGAGTGGGTGATCGAGAACGAAGCGGCCATTCTGGCCTCTGCCGAGAACCCCTACGACAATCGCTTTTGGGCTACCGCTGAAAAGCCGTGGCAGGCGCTGGCGTTCTGCTTCGAGTGGGCCGGGTTCAAGCGGGAGGGCTTCGCCTTCCATAGCTCCCTGCCGGTCCAGATGGACGGAACGTGCAACGGTCTCCAGAACTTCTCGGCCATGCTGCTGGACGAGATCGGGGGCAGGGCGGTCAACCTCGTCCCCGGTGAGAAGCCGAACGACATCTACCAGACGGTGGCCGATGTCGTGGTCGAAAAGCTCCAGCAGATTGCAGCGGCCTGTCCCGAAGACACCACCGAGGTCGAGACCAAGGACGGTGGCACTCGGACGGTCGATAGCGAAGGCGCATTGGCCCGCAAGTGGCTCGCCTATGGCGTCACCCGCAAGGTCACGAAACGCCCGGTCATGACGCTGGCCTATGGCGCAACCAAATTCGGCTTCCGCCAGCAAGTCTTCGATGACATCGTGTCGGAATGGCGGGCCGAGGCCAAGGACGCCTTCCCGTTCGAGGGCGCAGGCTGGGAAGCCGCCCGCTTCATGGGCGATCTCATCTGGCAGTGCGTGGGCGAGGTTGTGGTAGCCGCCCGTGGTGCAATGGACTGGCTACAGGAGGTCGCCAAGATCGCCTCGAAGCAGCGCCTGCCGGTCATCTGGACCGCACCGACCGGCTTCAAGGTCATGCAGGAATACACCACCGCCGAACAGAAGCGGCTCGAACTGACGTTCCAGAAGGTACGCCTGCGTCTCCAGATCGACACGTCCACGAAGAAGCTCGACGTTCGTAAGCAGTCGTCGGGCATCAGCCCTAATTGGGTGCATTCGATGGACGCCGCCCACATGCAGCGAACCGTGGCTCGGTGCCATGCCGAGGGCATCCGTTCGTTCTCCCTCATCCACGATAGCTATGGCACCCACGCGGGCAACGCATGGGCCATGGCGCAGTTCTTGCGAGAGGAATTTGTCCGCATGTATTCCGAACACGATGTGCTGGCTGAGTTCCGGGAAGAGATCGCCATGCTTCTTGGCGTCGAGCCGGAAGCACTCCCGAAGCTGCCCCCGAAAGGCTCGTTGGACCTTCATCAAGTCCTGGAGTCTGATTTCTTTTTCGCCTGATCTATCCACCTACGGATAGCTATGCGATACCAATTACCCCCCACAAGAGGACACACAATGTCTGACTCCCTGAAAACTTTGGTTCTCTGCATCTACATGATCGCCGCGCTGCTATTCGTCTCCTGGCTGACGATCACGCATTTCGGTCCCCCGGATGCAGCGGCAACCGTACCGCCCGTAGCCGAAGCCCGCCCACAATGTCTGGCCCTGATGCCGGGCGGCTACTTCCTTCCCTGCAAAGAAGTCGAGCCGAGCCTCTACCCGAACGAGTGGCTGGCGCTGAGCCATGAAATTTGAGGTTTCCCGATGACCATCAACCCCATGAACTTCCAGTCTGCCCTTGGTCGCGCCATCGCTATCTGGTCTCAGGGCAAGAACATCCCCTTAACCCTTGCCGTGGAACTCATGCAGCAGGGCTACGATGTTGCCGCTCTGGAGAGGGCGCACCGCAAATGAGCGACAAGGCCCCCAGCCCAGCGGTGGTCTCTGATCTCTGCCGGGAACTTTACGCTGCCCGGCACGACCATGCCAACCGAAAGACCTACGCCACTGCCCTCAAGGTCCAACACACCGAGCGGGCCGTGCGCCTCAAGGCTCACGCAGTTCGTGACACCTTCCGGGTGATCGAGGGCGATCTCCCCCAAACCTCCAACAAGTGATGGGGACGACCCGACAAACGGGAACAGTAAATGACGAACGCACTGACAAATTACCCCCCACAATAGCAAGGGCGCACCACCAGCGCCCCACCATCATCAACCCACGGCAAGCCCTCGGTCCCCACCGGGGGCTTTTTCCGTTTGCGACAACCGCAGGAAACTCAATGGCAAAGCAGCAGAACCGACCGAAGTACGTTTCGCCAAAGGGCGTCTTCTCGTATCCGCGCCTGACTGAACCGGACACCAAGTTCAAGGATGAGGGCGAGTACTCTGTCTTCCTCATCCTCGACAAGGACAGTCCCGAAGCCAAGAAGCTGATGGCTCAGATCGACGCTGCCGCAGCCGAAAGCCTCAAGGAGGCCAAGGCCAATGCGAAGAACGCTGCCGAGGCGAAGAAGTGGGAGACGAAGTACCTCCCCTACACGGACGTTGAAGACGAAGAGACTGGCGAGCCGACCGGCCAGATCAAGGTCAAGTTCACGATGAAGGCTTCTGGTGTCAACAAGAAGACCGGCAAGCCGTGGACCCGCAAGCCCGCGATCTTCGACGCAAAGGGTAAGCCCATCACCGGAGACATCAAGATCGGTGGTGGGACCATTGGCAAGGTGAGCTACGAGATCATCCCATACGCGCCCACCACCCAGGTCGGTGCCTCGGTGAAGCTGGGGCTTGAAGCCGTCCAGATCATCGAACTTCGCGAGTGGGGCGAGCGCAGCGCCGATAGCTACGGCTTCGGTGAGGAAGATGGCTACTCCCATGACGAGGCCAATAACGACCACGGCTTCGACGATGAGTCCGATCACGAACTCACGGGTGATGAGGACTTCTAATGGTCTACCGGACGCCTGCTTCCAAGCTGGCGGACGTAGGACTTCGTGAAGGCTTCCGCAGCGGGCTTGAGGAAAAGATCGCTGCCCAGCTTCGGTCACTCGGCATCCCGGTCGAGTTCGAGGCTTTCAAGATCGAATACATCAAGCCTGCTCGCAAGGCGAAGTACACGCCAGATTTCCGACTGCCTAACGGCATCATCATCGAGACCAAAGGACGGTTCGTTACCGCCGACCGGCAGAAGCATCTGCTGGTCAAGGCGCAGCACCCCGACCTGGACATCAGGTTCGTCTTCTCAAACAGCCGTACCCGTATCTCCAAGACATCAGCAACAACCTATGCGGACTGGTGCAACAAGCACGGCTTCCTGTTCGCGGACAAGGCCATCCCTCTGGAGTGGATACGCGAACCCGCCCGCCAGTCTCCAACCAACGAGAACACATGACATGAGCCTCAAGAAGAGGACGCGCACTGACTACATCGTGGTTCACTGCGCGGCCACCCCTCCAACCCTGGACATCGGTAGGGCCGAGATCGACCGATGGCATCGCCAGCTTGGCTGGCTGATGATCGGCTACCACTTCGTTATTCGCCGCGACGGGACCATCGAGACCGGACGTGACATCGACGTTCCGGGTTCTCACGTCTCTGGCTACAACGCCAACTCCGTAGGTATCTGCCTTGTGGGTGGCGTGGACGCCAAGGGCAAGGCCGAGGCCAACTACACGGCAGCGCAGTACGCCTCCCTCGCCAAGCTCCTACGCGAACTCAAGGCCAAGTACCCGAACGCCGTCATTCAGGGTCATCGCGACTTCCCGAAGGTCGCCAAGGACTGCCCGTGCTTCGACGTGCGTAAGTGGATCAACGAGTACGGAGTCTTCGACAAGCCGGTCGATGTCCCGGCCAAGAAGGAGCCGACCGCTGACAAGAACGGCTGGACCTACCACACGATTGCTAAGGGCGACACCCTATGGGCGATCTCCCGGAAGTACGGCACCAGCGTTGACGTGATCACGGCTCTCAACCCCGGCATCAACCCGAACAAGCTCCAGATCGGACAGGCCATTCGGGTCAAGTGATTACCACCCACAATAGCAATCCGCGCCCCCGGCCTCTCCGGTCGGGGGTGTTCGTGTTTCCAGCGCCTGTGCGCAATCGACAACCGATAGGAACACCATGACGAAGATTGATCGCATCCGAAAGCACTTCCTGGAGGGCCGCAGCCTCACCCAGCTTGAAGCAATCGGCCTGTACGGGGCCTTCCGCCTCGCTGCCCGCGTTCACGAACTCAAGCAGCAGGGCATGAAGATCGAGACGATCATCAAGCATGACCCGCTGGGCAACCCCTATGCCGAGTATCGTCTCCGCTCGAAGAGGGTTCGCTAATGTGTGGTCCCTACGGGCCGTTTGGCTATTTCCCACGCCGTGAAACCGAACTGACCGCCAGTGGCTATGCCCTCCGGTTCAAGGACGGCGAACTCCTACCATTCACCACCGCTACCCCACAGGGGATCATCAACGTCCTTCTTCTCCTTCTTCGCCTCTCTGGAATGACGCACGAGCAGGCCGAGGATTTCTTTGAGGACATGGAGATCGTGGAAGTGACCGTCTCCATGCGTACCGTGGAGGTTTCCCGATGAACATCCGCAAGGCATTCGCAATCCAGTACCCGAGCGGCGAGATCGCCCCTCTAGCCTTCCCATCCGAGGAAGCCCTGATCGGTTATCTGAGCCTCGGCAACGACAACATGGACCCCGAGGAAATCCGCAAGCGCCTCGCCAAGGACAACCTCCGCGTCGTGGAAGTGAAGCTCTTCACCATCTCCTGAAATGACCGAAGAAAGCTCCTTCGTTCGCAAGGAGCCATGCCCCGAATGTGGGTCGAGAGACAACCTCGCCCGCTACTCGGACGGCCACGCCTACTGCTTCGGATGTGGTCACTACGAACATGGGGATGGCTCCGTCTCCCAACCCCCAAAACATTCCAAAGGACACCGCATGGAGAATGCGCTCAAGGGCGAGTTCAAAGCCCTTCCTAAGCGCGGCCTGACCGAAGAGACATGCCGGAAGTTCGGCTACATGGTGGGCAAGGACAAGCACGGGAAAACCGTGCAGATCGCTCCTTACTACAATGCCGAGGGCAAGCTCGTGGCTCAGAAGCTGCGGGACGCTGAGAAGAACTTCACGTGCGTCGGAAACATGAAAGAGGCCGTCCTGTTCGGCCAGCACCTATGGCCGTCAGGTGGTCGCCGCGTGGTCATCACCGAGGGCGAGATCGACTGCATGACGGTCTCCCAACTACAGGGTCACAAATGGCCTGTTGTCTCTGTACAGAACGGTGCTGACGGTGCCGCCCGCTCGATCAAGCAAAACCTCCAGTGGCTCAATACCTTCGAGGAAGTCGTGCTCGTTTTCGATCAGGATGAGCCGAAGACCAAGAAGGACGGCACGGTCTTCTACCCCGGACAGGATGCAGCGCGTGAATGTGTAACCCTGTTCCCGCCTGGGAAGTGCAAGATCGCGGTCCTCCCCGGTAAAGACCCGAATGCTCTCCTGGTGGCAGGGGAGGGCGAGAAGGTCATCCAGGCCATATGGAATGCTCAGACCTACCGCCCCGATGGCATCGTGACCATAGCCGACATTCGGGATGCGGTATTGAAGCCCGCCGAGTGGGGGCTACCGTGGTTTCTCGAAGACCTCACCAAGCTCACCTACGGACGCCGCTACGGCGAAATCTACGCCTTCGGTGCCGGGACTGGTGTGGGCAAGACCGACTTCCTCACCCAGCAGGTGGACTATGACATCAACACCCTCAAGGTGCCGGTGGCTCTCTTCTTTATGGAGCAGCAGCCGGTCGAGACTATTCGCCGCGTGGCTGGTAAGTTCGCCGGTAAACGGTTTCATGTGCCAGATGCGGGGTGGACTGCCGATCAGCTTTCCGAGGCCATTCAGCAACTCGAAGCCAGCGGCAAGCTCTACCTCTACGACAACTTCGGCGCGACCGAATGGGAACGCATCCGCGAAACCATCCGCTTTCTCGCGCACTCGGAAGGCGTTCGCATCTTCTACGTCGATCATCTCACAGCCTTGGCTGCTGCCGAGGAAGACGAGCGCAAAGCCCTAGAAGCCATCATGGCTGAGATGGGCGCTCTGGTGAAGGAACTCGACATCATGATCTTGCTGGTGAGCCATCTGGCTACACCGGAAGGCAGGCCCCACGAGGAAGGCGGTCGCGTGATGATCCGTCACTTCAAGGGGAGCCGCGCCATCGGCTTCTGGTGCCACTACATGTTCGGCCTCGAACGGGACCAGCAGCACGAGAACGAAGTCGTTCGTTCCACCACCACGTTCCGTGTCCTCAAGGACCGCTACACCGGCCAGGCCACAGGCCAGGTTATCTACCTTGGATACGATGTCGAGACCGGGCGGCTCTTCAAGACCGAGAAGCCAGAAGACACCCCGTTCTCGGACGAGACCTCTAGCTCAGACGAAGACGCACCTTTCTGAAATGGACTTACTCTTCCCCACAGACCTCAAGCTGCGGCGAGAGGTCGTGAACGGTCGGGAGTGCCTGACCATCATTACTGAAACCGCCCGTTTTTCCATCACCATCGAAAGGGTTCCCGACCTCATCGCAGCCCTGCGGGAGTTCGTGGACCCACCAACCCGACACCTGGGATAAACAGATGAAACCTCTCCACAGCCTCTTCCCGTATGCTCGTGAGTTCCCGGCCTCCTGGCTCTCCCTCCTGAGTACCATCCGTGTGACCGTAGGAGCGCCATTGGTGCTGGCCGGTGGCGCACTGCGCGACCACTTCCACTCGGTCCCGGTCAAAGACCTGGACTTCTTCCTGCCTTACAGTGAAGAGGCAGTCGAAAAGCTCCAGGNCCTGTTCGAGGNCATGGGCTTCGACTGCATCCAGAACATCGGCCTGTCCTGCTCCGGTNTATCGGAGTGCGCGGTCGTGCTGGGCTACTCGGACGGCCTGGGCCTGACCCCCAGCGTGAACCTCATCTTCCTCAAGCCTGAATACGCTAACGGCGAACGGCAGATGGTGGAGCGGCTCGACTTCGGCATCTGCCAGATCGGCGTGTTCTTCAACGATCAGGACAACGTGGAGTTCTACTACACCGACGCCTTCGTGGATGACGTGGCGAAGCTCACCTTCACCCTGACCCGCGACACCGACCAAGAACGCTCGCTGCGGCGCTTCNACCGGCTCCAGGAGAAGTANCCCTACCACCGACTGGTCACGCGTGGCTGAATCTATCCACTGTCGCATAGCTACTCCAGCGAGAGGGCATAATGAAACGACTTGCGTTTGACATCGAGACCGATGGGCTTCTCGATGACCTTACCCGTATCCATAGCCTCGTCATTCGGGAACTGGACACGGGGAAGGTTCACTCCCTCCACGACCATAACTCCAGAGAGACACCGAGAATTGAGGGTGGTGTTCGGATGTTGATGAAGGCCGACCAGATCATCGGCCACAACATCATCAAGTTTGACATTCCGGCGCTCCAGAAGGTGTACCCTTGGTTCAAACCGAGGGGAGAGGTCTTCGATACCCTCGTGGCCTCGCGCCTGATCTGGACGAACATCTCCGATTACGATCAGGGCCGGAGTCGTAAGGGGAAGTTCCCAGGAAAGCTCATAGGCTCCCACAGCTTGGAAGCCTGGGGCTTACGTCTCGGTGAATGGAAGGGCGACTACGCCAAGGAAATGGCCGAGAAGGGCCTGGACCCCTGGGCCGAATGGAACCAGGAGATGCAGGACTACTGCGAACAGGACGTGGTGGTCACGGTCAAGCTCCTGGAGGCCATCGAGAAGAAGAATTACTCCCCTCAGGCCCTCAAGCTCGAACACGACTTCGCCACGATCATCGCCATGCAGGAGCGCTACGGTTTCTGCTTCGATGAAGAGAAGGCAGTCGCCCTCTACAACAAGCTCATCAAGCGCCGCTTGGAGATCGCCAAGGAGCTACAGGAGGCGTTCCCCCCACAGACGGTCGAAGAGGTCTTCATTCCGAAGGTTAACAACCGGAAGATGGGATACGTCAAGGGCGTCCCGTTCACCAAGCGCCGGGTGGTAGAGTTCAATCCAT